AAGACTTTAATTAATATGATTTATAGCAAACAAACTCTTATTAAACAATCATTTCAACTCGATAAAAACCTAGTGGAAAAAGAAACAGTAGAAAAACTAAATGCAGCTGAAACCATAGAGGAATTTGAAGATAATCTTGTAAGTCAAAATATTAAAATAGATGATGAAAATATTATTTTTACAATAAACACAGATTTAGTTAGAGCTGCCACCCTATTCTTTGGACTATTAAATGAGAAATCAAAGGAATTAAAATATGCTTCTTCAAAACCAACTGAAACAGATAATGAAAAATATGCTTTTAGAACCTGGCTTATGAGACTTGGAATGATTGGTGATGAATATAAAGAAACCAGAAAAGAATTACTACAAAATCTCAATGGTAACTCTGCCTTTAGAAATGTAGGTGAAAGCCATGAATAAACCTAAATGCAAATTAATTGGTGAGAATGGAAATGTTTTTAATCTTATGGGGATCGCTTATAAAACTTTAATAAGAGCAAATTTAAAAGAAGAAGCCGATGAAATGATAAAAAGAATAATGGAATCTGGGTCTTATATGGAGGCCCTAGCCATTATTTCTGAATATGTTGAAATAGTGTAAAATACTGTGTTTCTTTTGAAAATAGTACTTGCTATTTATCCCTTTCAGAGTGATATATGTATGTAACAAAAAACACACAGGAAGGGGAAAAAACCAATGCTTACAAGGAACTTTGGAATTGAAATTGAACTTACAGGAATAACAAGGGAAAAGGCTGCAAAAGTTATAGCTGAACATTTAGAAGGAACCATTAGAAATGATAGCGGAAACTACAAGGTTACTACACCAGACGGAAGAACTTGGCAGGTAGTTTATGACGGAAGCCTAAGATGCCAAAGAAAAGCAAATGGCCAAAAGGTTGCAGCAGGAAGAGAATACAGTGTAGAAATAGTTAGCCCAATCTTAACCTACGAAAAAGACATAGAGAGTTTACAGGAACTAGTAAGGAAAATTAGGAAGGCTGGAGGATTTGCAAACAGCTCCGCAGGAATACACATTCACCTAAATGGAGCCGACCACACCCCAAGAAGCCTCAGAAACTTTGTAAACATTATCTACTCAAGGAACGACCTGCTTTACTCAAGCCTACAGATAGAACCAAGCAGAATGAGATATTGTAAAGCCCTAGACGAAAAGCTAGTTGAAAGAATGAACAAGAAAAAACCTACCACCTTTAAAGAAATCGAGGACATTTGGTACGAAGGCTACTACTCAAGTAGGGGTAGACATTACCATGACAGTCGCTACCATTTCCTAAACCTACACAGCTTTTTCAACGGGGTAGGAACAGTAGAGCTTAGGGGTTTCAACGGAACCCTTCACGCAGGAAAAATTAGAACCTACATCCTTTTAGCCCTAGCCATGAACAACCAAGCCTTAACCCAAAAGAGTGCCAGTAGCAAAAAGCCACAGATAGAAAACCCAAAGTTCGCCATGAGAACCTGGCTTAACAGAATAGGATTTATCGGGGAAGACTTCAAAAACCCAAGGGAACATTTAGTAAAGCACCTAGAAGGAAGTGCAGCCTGGAGGTTTCAAGAACTAGCCTAAAACCACAGAGGGGGAAACCCCTCTTAAGCTGGTAGAAGGGTATAAATGTACCAACCTAAAACAAAAAGCCTACACAGGCGAAACTGTGGCGAGTGAAAGGATGATAAAGAATGGATAAAAGGTTATATGTAGCTTATGGTTCAAATCTCAATGTGGAGCAGATGAAATACAGGTGTCCTACTGCTAAGGTTTATGGAATGGGGATATTAAAAGATTACAAACTTTTATTTAAAGGTACACCGCATAATGCTTACCTAACCATAGAAGCTGCAGCAGGCTCTAGAGTACCCGTTGTTGTTTGGGATATAAATCCTAGTGATGAACTATCACTGGATAGATATGAAGGTTACCCTAACTTTTATTACAAGAAAGATATACCAGTAGAACTTGAAACAGGTGAATTAGTAAAAGCCATGGTATATATTATGACGGATAAAATTAAAGATAGAATAAACTTAAACCTTCCAAGTGACTACTATCTAGAAATTGTGAAGGAAGGTTATGAAGAATTTAGATTTAATTTTAAATATATTGAAGAAGCAATTAAGATAAGCAAAAATAATTAAAATCTAGGCCCACAGCTTGCCCTGTAAGGCTTTTATATAGAGCTATTGGTACAATTACCCTACCAAGATAAAGAAAGGAAGCGGTTTTGATGGATAAATTTTTTAGTCAGAAATATTGTGATAGGTGTAGAAAAGATTTAAAAGGTGGAAGAATAATGTCTATGTTTAATGAGGATTGCATCTGTATGGAATGTAAAGAGAAAGAAACAAGGGATAAAAGTTACAAAAAAGCCAGAGATAAAGAAATTGAAGAAGTTAGAAAAGGAAATTACAACTTTAAAGGAATAGGGAAATAAAAAAGTTAAACAGAATTTTATAAGAAGCCTTCGGGCTTCTTTTTACTTATAGAAAGGAGGCGGCACTAATTAGAAAACTAAAAGATTATAAACCTACTAAATTCATGGCCAAGGATTCAGTCTATGATGAAGATGCCGCTGATTATGCTGTTTCATTTATTCAAGCACTTACTCATACTAAAGGTAGATGGGCAGGAAAGCCCTTTGAATTAATAGACTGGCAAGAACAAATTATAAGGGATATTTTTGGAGCTATAAAACCTAATGGATATCGCCAATTTAATACAGCCTATGTTGAAATTCCAAAGAAAATGGGAAAATCTGAATTAGCTGCAGCTATTGCTCTCCTTCTTACCTGTGGGGATGGCGAGCAACGGGCTGAGGTTTATGGCTGTGCTGCTGATAGAAATCAAGCTTCTATTGTTTTCAATGTTGCAGCTGATATGGTCCGAATGTGTCCTCCTCTAGCCAAAAGAGTCAAGATTTTAGATTCTATGAAAAGATTAATCTATCAGCCTACAGGAAGCGTATATCAAGTCCTCTCTGCTGATGTTAAAAATAAACACGGATTTAATACACATGGTGTTGTATTTGATGAACTTCACACTCAACCAAATAGAAAACTTTACGATGTTATGACCAAAGGAAGTGGCGATGCAAGAACTCAACCACTTTATTTTTTAATAACTACTGCTGGAGATAATCAAAATAGTATCTGCTGGGAAGTCCATCAAAAAGCTGTAGATTTACTTGAAGGTAGAAAAACTGACCCGACCTTCTACCCTGTTATTTATGGTGCTGATATGGATGATGATTGGACAGACCCTAAGGTTTGGAAAAAAGCTAATCCTTCCCTTGGAATAACTGTTACTATGGATAAGGTTAAAGCTGCCTTTGAGTCTGCAAGGCAAAACCCTGCAGAAGAAAATAGCTTCAGACAGTTAAGATTAAACCAATGGGTAAAACAGGCTATTCGTTGGATGCCTATGGATAAGTGGGATGCCTGTGCTTTTGAAGTAGATCCAGAAGATTTAAAAGGCAGGGTTTGCTATGGTGGACTTGACCTCTCTTCTTCTACGGATATTACAGCCTTTGTTTTAGTATTTCCACCTATTGATGAAGATGATAAATATAGCATCCTCCCCTACTTCTGGATACCAGAAGAAAATATCGATCTTAGAGTTAGACGAGATCATGTTAACTATGATTTATGGGAGAGGCAAGGCTATATAAAAACTACTGAGGGTAATGTTGTTCACTACGGCTTTATTGAAAACTTTATTGAAGAATTAGGTATGGACTACAATATTAGAGAGATAGCTTTTGACCGCTGGGGAGCTATTCAAATGACACAGAACCTTGAGGGTATGGGTTTTACAGTAGTACCATTCGGTCAAGGTTTTAAAGATATGAGTCCTCCAACCAAAGAATTAATGAAACTTACTTTAGAAGAAAAATTTGCTCATGGGGGCCATCCTGTTCTTAGATGGATGATGGATAATATATTTGTTAGGACTGATCCTGCTGGCAATATAAAGCCTGATAAAGAAAAGTCTAGTGAGAAAATTGACGGTGCTGTTGCCACTATAATGGCACTTGATAGGGCTTTGAGAAATGACGGTGTAAGCACAGGTAGTGTATATGATGAAAGAGGGATATTGGTCTTTTAATCTTGCAAATAATATGCTATACTGGATTTGCTAGAAAGTATTAGAGTATATGAC